AAGCTAAGTGCCGTGATGTCGGGGAACACCAGCGTGCCCGACCCCTGGGAATAGTCGTAGACGCCCGCTCCGGTGCCTCCGGTCGTGCCTGCAATCGCGGCTGCGAGCGTAGCGCCACCCATTAGGTCAACCCCGCTCCGCTGATCAGCCACGAGGTCGCCGCAATTTTGACGCAAGTGGCAATACCGTTCTGCGCGAGCGTGCGGGTGCCGGTCGTCGTGCTGTTGGCAAGCGTCAGCGTGTCGGTCGTAATCGCAATGGAGAGCGCCGATGAGTTGATATTGACGACAATAAACACCGTGCCCACAGGGAACGCGACCGCGCTGTTAGCCGGAATGGTCAGCGTCTTGCTGGTGCCGTTCATCAGAATCGACTTGCCGCGATCCGACAGCGCCAGCGTGTAACTGTCCGTATGGGAGTTCTGCGGAGCGTCTCGATAACCGACGGCATGATTGACGTTCGGCGTGGCGTTATCGGGAACGACTGGCGTGCCGGTGAAGGTCGGCGAGGCAATCGGCGCGTAGGTCGTAGCCGCTGTCGCCGATGTAAGGCCATCCGTGATGCCGTAGCCCGCAAGGGTAGTCGGCTTATTGGTCACGGACGAAAACGGAACCGACAGCAATGACCCGTCGTTCAAGCCCGGAATGTCGTCGTATTCGCCAAGCTGAATGTCGTTGGCGTCTTTCAGTACAAACCGATACGTCAGTCCTGCCGCTAACCACATATCCTCGGGGAGTCGCCCAGAGGAATCCAAGATGATTGGGTTGGCGTTAAGCGTGCCGCCCGTCGAAGACGTATACGTAGCCTGCGGCGTCGTGGTGCCAGCGGCATACGTGTAAATCTTGCCGCCCGACAGAATGTTGCCGTTGTCGTCGAAAAACTGTGCGCCCGCACCTGCAAACGCTGAAAGAAAGACGGTCATACGTACACCTGCATAACGGTCAAAATGATGGAAGGAATCGCCGGAACTGGCGCAGCCGCCGCAAATTGCTGCAACTGCACGGTTAAATCATCTACCGAGAAATACAACTGAAAGTAATCGCCGTTAGATAACGGCAAGAAAAAGTTAGCCGCTGAGAAGATTTCGGCGTTGTTGCCTTGAATCTGAATCAGCGAACCCGCGTTAGCGACCGCCGTGCCATTGATGGCGGGCCAAATAAAAAGTTTGCCTGTGCCGCCCGAGGTTTTGTCTACTTGAATCGAAAACTGTACGTTGTAAATCGCAGGGCGGGTCACTTTGATCTTGCTGCTATCGGCTGGGTCGCGGTACACGCCATACGCAGGATCAGCATTGTTATACGTGATGGCTTTTGCGGTATTGATTACCGTCGCCGCTTGCGTTTGCGTTGAGAAAAACGACCCGTAGTTAATAAGACCCGGCTCAAATCGAGGCGGTCCTTTGTAAAGATCGTCAATCTGCGTGCGCAACACCGCTACTTCATCTTCTACGGTCGAAGAGAGCGGTGAACCAACTTCAAGGTCGGCGATGCTGGTAGCCGTGGTCCCGCTGCCCGTCAACGTAAATTGGTTGTTGAGGAAGCGAAACCACTCACGCGAAATAAGGCCCGTCCGCTCGTCGATGAACGGCACTCGAGGGGCGGGGATGTTGGTAATGTTTGCCATTACGCATTGGTCCCGCTGAGTTCAAGTTCGGCGCCCATGATGGCGACTTTGACAGGATCGGTGCCGCTGATCTCATACACGCGGTCACGAATTTTCGTGGTCATGCCGAGACGGCGATAAATGGCGCGAGTGCCGTACTGGCCGATGCGGCCCATCGAAGTCGTGCGCTCGCCGTTCCACGTATGACCGCCATCGTCCGACCAGCGCAGAAGCAACTGAGGGTTGGCGCCTACTACCGGGGTTGATTCAATAATCAAAGTCAAACCGGGGTCTTGCACCACGCCAAGCGTATACAAGTCATTTTGCGTATTGATATCTTGCGGGACTTGCGTGCCAAGGTTTGCCGCAAGGTTTGGCGCGCCCGATTCGGTGTTAAGCCAAATCGACGTTTCGGTTGTAATTTCGACCGGCGGGTCAAACGGGTCGATGCCTGCCAACCCCACGCCCGTTTCAAGGTCAATCTGCAACGTGTGGTGCGCGGTGCGCTTGAGGTTGTTTGAGCCAGTTGGCAACGCACGCCACGACCGCAGCCATTTCTGCACAGCGCCGTCATCGGCGTACACGTCAAGACTGTACACGTACACCTTGCCGTTCTCGTAATCGCCGACGTGCGGGTCGCCGTTGAAGCGAGCGTGGTTGTTGCCACGGTGTCGCTTGAAGTCGCCGTTACGGAATCCTGCGCGTTCGTGCCATGCGCCGGTCGCGGCGTCGAACACCCAAGTCGTATCCGCGTTCGTAAAGTTCAGCACGTAGAACGTGTGACCGTCCTGCTGGTAGGTGTACCCCACAGCATCCGACAGGTCGCCGTATTGTTGAATGGCAAACTCAACCGCGTGGGTCGATACGCGCACGCCTTGGTAGCCGTTCGCTCGATAGACGATGCCTTGGCCGCGAGCGTCAGCGCCAAGCCAAAAGACGCTGTTATCCATCTTGGCGACGGAGTACGGCGCAATGCAGCCGATCTCGTTGTAAGCGCCTTGGATACGCGTCAGCGGGAAATCGGCCTCGCCGCTGTTGTACCAAACCTCAACGCTGTTGGTGCCAAAGAGCCACGCTTCGCGGTGGTCGATAATGAGCGACACCAAGCCGTCGGGCGAACCTTCGGCAGAGGCAAAGTCAAGCGGGTCAATGGACGTGCCATCAAGCAGCGCGGTGACCCAAACGCGCTGACTGTTGGGTTCGTTGAAAACGAAATAGCCGTCCAGATATCCAACCGTTACCGCGCCGGGGAAGTCCGGGTCGGTGATCTGCGCAAACGAGTCCGTAGCGGTGTTGTAGATGTATCCGTCTGGATTCGCGGCAATAAAAATCTGTGTGCCGTTGTCCGCCATCGACACCGGGCCGGTGCCCGATATCACGCCAAGCGACGGGTTGCTTTGGTCTTGCAAAAGGATTCGGCTGCCATCTTCCAGCAGCAGAAATGAACCGCTTTCTAACAGCAGGTCGTTGGCGCCTTGCAGGGCGTAGTTGGAATTAAGTTTGTAGAGTTGGTCGCCCGATACAACGTATAGAAAGTTGCCGAGCGTATACAAACCACGAATCGGGCCGGTGCCGACTGTAACGACACGCGTTAAACCGGGGCAGCGTTGCAGGTACGCCGGCTCCTTGCCGCCCTCGGGAATGACCTCGGGGTACAAGTTAATCATCCGATTGTCGGCAGCGTTGACGCTACGTATGACGTAGCTGCTACCCAGAATCGGTGACTTCATTAGAAGTTGCCCGTATAGATATTGAAGCGCGGACGGTTAACCATCAGCGCCGACGGCATCGCCATGACATCGCCGGGGAAGTTGATGCGCTTGAGATCGCGCTTGCTGTACATCGCTATGCGACGTACCTGCTGCGACGGCTCCACGCCAAACTCCGGTGCAATCTCGCACGCAAGGTTGTAGCGGAACGCTCGCAGGTAACCTGGCGGAAAGGCAAGGGTCGTATCAAGCGCAGCAGGCTGGCTCAGTTCCTGTACCGAAACAAAGTGGAACTCCAGCACGCGAGAGGGCACCGGATAGAGATACATCTCAATGTTCGGGTGCGTCGGGTTGTACCAGAGGATTTGCGGGTACGTTGACGTTACGGTCTTGACCGCAATGTTGTTGTACTGCTCTTGGTTAATCATCTTGATGCCATACGACACGTTGGTCGAGGCATCGCGGAAAAAGGTGGCATCGTCCAACTTGACGGGGCGCGAACCGACAAAATCGCCGGTCGGGCCAAGCGTGCGAATGCGCGTGTTGGGCGGCCAGTTGAATACTTGGTCGATAGTGCAGAACACCGAGAGACGCTCGGTACTCCACGATTCGATCATCTGATTAAGCGCTGTAAGGGCGTCCTGTGAGGTGGCCGCCGAGGGGACTTCGCCCTCCGCCAGCATCCCGATCAAACGCAGCGCACCGTTGATCTGGTCCCCAGCGGTGGTAGACATTACTTACTCCCTGCGGCGACGACGCGCCCGTAAAGCATTGCCAGAAGTCTCCGACGCCTCCATTTCTGGAGACGCCGGAGATTCTGAATCATCCGGGTCAGAAGGGTCAAATTCCTCCCACCCATGCTGCATATCTTCCTGCGCCTCAAGCCAAGAAATAGCGACTTTCGTGCCATGCTTGGGATGTTGCAAGTAGATATTTGGCATAGTTACGGCAGCAACCCGTAAGCCTGCAACCGCGACTCAAGCTGACCCACGCGGTCCTGCAAGTTCTTGATGACAGACAGCACCGTGTTGCCTTCGTCCTTACTGGCAAAGCCAAACGGGGTGGTCTGCGTCAAGTCTTGAATCGCAAAGTCCGGCGTAACCGGCGCAGTAAACGTAATCGTCGTCAACTGAGTCGTTAGCGCCGCGCCTTCGGCAACGGGCGCCGTTCCGAAGAAGCCTACGGTGCCGCCTGCTGCGCCAATTACCGCACCGTCAAGTTCCGGGTCGGAAAAGGCAACACCAATCGCCTTTGAATTAGGCATATCAATACCCCTTTAGGTAGTGCCCCCGACAGATTGCTCTGCCGGGGGCGTTGCCCTTACGAGATGCGGTAGCAAGTCCAGGTGCCCACACCCGTCTTGCGAACGCGGAAATGCCCCGACGTGGCCTCATCGACCTTCATGTTGCCGACTACCGACCAACCCGTACCAACGGCGACCGTTACGTCGTCCGTGGAGGCGTCGATGTTGATAACAAAGAAGTCAAACGCTGCGTTTACCTTTCCGGCAGACGAAACGTAGGCTTCAAGGTCAGCAACCGTCGGCAGCGTCAGATCGCCAGCCGTGCCATTAAAGGTAAACAGACCGTTCGCCAACTGAGCCGCCGTGGCCGTAGCCGCAGCAGTCAAAGCCGTCGGAGCGCCCTGCACAAACAGCAGCGGCTCGCCGACGTTGCCGGCATTGTACTGATACCCACTAGTACCGTTAGGAAGTGCCATGTTGAATTACTCCTGTGAATTAAGGGGATTAGCCCCAGAGGCGCACGGCCATCTGCGGACGGATCACCGAGTAGCCATACAGCACGTCGATACGGCACGGC